TGGCAGGGAGAGACCAGGCCACGGAGAAAAAGTCAATTGAATTGTACAAGAAGGAGCATCCAGATTACATCACGGAACATCTTGGAGTTAAATTGGATGATTCCGCTGAAATTGTAATGGAAACAGAAGAGTAGAACCTAAACATAAAAAACATGTCTGTCTTATTAGTTGATGGAGACAATTTATTAACAATTGGATTTTACGGAGTTAAGAACTATTTCTATAAGGGTCAACATATTGGGGGAATATTTCATTTCCTCAATACCCTTAGATTATCGTTCGATAATTACAGATTAGATAAGATAGTTGTTTTTTGGGATGGTGAAGATGGTGCCGTTCAGAGAAAGAAAATCTACTCACACTACAAAGAGAATAGAAAAACCCGGGCGAAAACCGAAGAGGAAGAAAGTTCCTATAACTACCAACGGGATCGTATCAAACAATATTTGGAAGAAGTTTATGTTAGACAGGGCGAGTTCCAATATTGTGAAACTGACGATTGTATTGCCTATTATTGTCAACAGCAACCGAATGAAAAGAAAATAATTTTTTCTTCAGACGGAGACCTAGCACAATTGGTTGACGAGAACACTCAACTTTATAATCCATCACACAGGAAAATCTATAAACCGAAAGATACCTTTGTTTATAATCGCGAAGAGGTTTTGATTGAGAATATCAGTTTGGTTAAGATGATATGTGGTGATTATTCAGATGATATCGCAGGAATTAAAGGTATGGGAATTAAAACCCTAAAATCTTTGTTTCCTGAAATTGAAACCCAGCCACTAACTTTAGACTATATTCGATATAAAACTAACTTTTTATTCGAACAAGACAAAGATAGTAAAATAGTAAAAAACCTAATCACTGGGGTCACGAAGTACGGAGTATTTGGTGAAGAATTTTTCGACATCAATAACTCTATTGTAAATTTGGACGAACCATTATTAACAGATGAAGCGAAGGAGGGAATAAATGAATTAATTAATGAAAACCTTGACCCCGAAGGAAGGTCATATAAAAACACAATGAAAATGATGATGGAGGATGGGTTATTTAATGTGTTACCAAAATCGGATGACGCATGGATAAAATTCCTCAATCCATTTTTAAAATTAACAAGAAAAGAAAAAAACAAAAAAAAGTTAAAATTTTTAAATAAATAGAATTATGCAAAATCAAGAAGCCACAAAATTTGAGTTTATTTTGAAACTTGAAAACAACATTGTTATTCAAAGATTTTTCAATGTGAATCATTACAATCCGGCAGCGAAGAACTCTATGGATCTTTATTATATTGTGTCGGAAATTTGTGACGAAATTGCCAGTGACCTAAAAGATAAGACACTGGATATATTGGCAGCAAGCGCAGATTACATCACTCCTGACCAACGAGCCGATGATCGCACAAAGTATAAAGAAGAATACTTTATATTACAGATAAAGAGGGGAAATGATGTATTTATTTCTAGAATATTTCCCGCTCAATATTACCATCCAAAGGCAAGATATGCGGTGGATATTCGGCCAAAAGTAAGGAAGATTTTAGGTGACGTAACCAATGTACTGTCCTCAAGAAATCTGATTAAATCTTACTTAGACTACGAGTTAAGATAGGAGTAAAATAATATGAACGAGAAGAATTTTGGGTATTTAGGGACGACCTTCCAACAGTCCCTTCTTAAAGCTATAATTGAGGATAAAAAGTTTGCTGTCACTATCATCGATGTGATAGATAGTAAGTACTTTGACGGCCCATATTTTAAATACCTCATGCAGAATATAAAAGAACTGTATGAACAATTTGAAATTGTCCCCAATTATGAGACTTTGCTCCAAAAAATAATGGCGGAGAATAAAGATAGTGCGGGTAAAGTACATATCGACACTCTGAACGCCATTAGAGAAAAGGAGGATGCGGATGAAGCCCCATATGTTAAACAAACATCATTGAACTTTTGTAGACAACAGGTCTTGAAGGCTGCGTTGAGAGAGTCCGAAGATATAATGAAGAATGGGGATTTCGAGGAATACCATAGGATTGAAAGTAAAATACAAGAAGCCTTACAAGTCGGAGCATCAAGTGATGACATTGAGGATATTTGTGAGGACGTTGAAGCCTCTTTAGAGGAAGATTCAAGAGTCCCTTATTCTACGGGTATTCCTGGGTTGGATAAAGTCCTTAAAGGTGGTATTGCTAAAGGAGAAATGGCTTTATTTCTCGCTCCAACGGGTATTGGTAAAACAACATGGTTGACTAAAATGGCTAATGCGGCCTATGGTCAGGGTGCAAATGTATTACAAATATTTTTTGAAGATAACCTTCCTGACATAAAAAGAAAACATTATACTATTTGGACAGGTTGGCCAAACGATGATTTACCTAAACATAAAAAAGAAATTGTTGAATTCGTAACTCATTTAAAAGAATCAAGACCAAACGCCCTAAAACTCGTTAAATTACCAGCACACGGCACTACTGTTTCAATAATTAAGAATAAAATTCGAAAAGTTATATCAGAAGGGTTTGTTCCTGATATGATTATTATTGACTATATTGATTGTATCGCTGGCGAAAGATCCATTGATGGTGAAGAATGGAAAGGTGAGGGTTCAATTATGAGACATTTAGAATCCATGACCGATGAGTTCAACATTGCAATATGGGCGGCGACTCAGGGTAATAGAGATAGTATTTCATCTGAAGTTGTGACAACGGATCAGATGGGTGGTTCAATTAAGAAGGCTCAAATTGGTCATGTGGTTATTTCAGCGGGTAAAACTTTGGAACAAAAAGAACATAATTTGGCCACGGTGACATTATTAAAATCTCGTATCGGAAAAGATGGAATTGTTTTCAATAATTGCCTATTTAATAATGAATTATTGGAGATAAATACGGATACTCAAAATACGTTATTAGGTCACATAGAACAGAAGGCGGAAGAGAAGAAGAATAGGGCGTTTGACGTGTACAAGGAAAGTAAATTAAGGAAGAAAAAAATAGATGAGGAAATAAAAGAGGGTGTTGAAAGAAAATTGACACCTCTGAGTGAACTCGTCCCTGAAACGAAATCCGACCCCGTACCAGAACCTCCAAAAGAAACAATTCCTGAGTTAAGTAATGAAGAAAAAATGAAAAGGGCTGCTCAGGTTTATAAAGAGAGGAAACAATTAGAAACTGTTTAATAATAATAACAATAATCAGAATAGAATAAATATGCTTGAAAATTCATTACAAAAACACACTAAAAAGGAAGTTCTGAAGACATCACTTGAGTATTTTAAGAATGATGAGCTTGCGGCAGATGTTTGGACAAAGAAATATTGCCTGAAGGACGATAAATATTATTATGAGAACACCCCTGATGATATGCATTGGAGGATTGCTAGAGAGTTGGCTCGAGTGGAGTCAAAATATCCAAATCCATTAAGTGTTGAAACCATATATGAAACCCTAAAAGGATTTAAAAGAATCATTCCACAGGGTTCACCTATGGCGGGAATCGGAAATAATTTTCAAATTGTATCCCTTTCCAACTGTTTTGTAATCGGAAATGATGGTAACGCAGATAGTTACGGTGGAATCATGAAACTTGACCAAGAATTGGTTCAACTACAAAAAAGACGTGGTGGAGTTGGTCTTGATTTATCTTTTGTTCGTACCACGGGTAGTCCGGTTAAGAACTCAGCAATAACAAGTACTGGTGTACCTCCTTTTATGGAGAGATATTCTAATAGTACCAAGGAAGTAGCACAGGATGGACGAAGAGGAGCTTTAATGGAGAGTATCCACATTAAACATCCCGATTCTGAAAGATTTATCGACGCCAAATTAGAGGCGGGGATGGTGACAGGAGCAAATATTTCTGTTAAATTGGATGATGAGTTCATGACGTGTGCCATGGAGGGAAAAGACTACACCCAACATTATCCAATAGAGGGTGATTCACCAACTTACTCAAATTCAATTAATGCTCAGAAATTATGGAAAAAAATTATACATAATGCATGGAAATCAGCGGAGCCCGGGATTCTGTTTTGGGACACAATTATAAACAATAGTGTTGCTGATTGTTACGCTCACCTGGGTTATAAAACGATTAGTACCAATCCATGTGGTGAGATTCCACTTTGTGCTGACGATAGTTGTAGGTTGCTGGCTCTAAATTTATTTGGTTATGTGATTAACCCTTTTACTGATAATGTTTCCTTTGATTGGGATTTATTCAGAAAAGATGTTCGGATTGCACAACGATATATGGATGATATCATCGATTTGGAAATTGAAAAAGTTGATGCTATTCTCGATAAAATAG